TTTAAGTGAGAATCAATGTGTGCTTTATGATCTTGACCTGGAAACGCTTGAAAAGGTTTCATACCCATTGCTGCAATCTCTTCAAGTGCAGGGTCAATAGGTTGAGGTTGTTGCGGTGGAGGTAATATCGCATTGATATTTTTAACCCCTACCGCTTCATACATAGATCTATACGCTTGGTAAAGATCATGTATCTGAGGATTCGATTGCGCTAATTGTAATTCCATTTGCGCCATAGAAATTCTTTGTGTTTGAGAAAATATATTTGGATCAGCAACAGGAAGTATATCTACTTTCTCATCAAAGTCTGCGACTTTAACATTTCTAGTAGCACCAGGAACATCATAAGGATATTCAGGGGGTAAGTAAGTTTTAAATACTTCTGCTAATAATTTAAATTCAGTTTTAAGACCAACGTATAGTCTTTTGTGGATCGCTGACATTACTCTTGATCCTCTCTCTAATAATGCAACTGTAGTACCGACCGCGGCTTGTTGATTCATATCTCCAACTTGTGCGTCTGCAATACTTGCAAATCTTTGGCCAGCTTGAACAACTACTCCCATTAATTGAAGTAAAGTTTGATCTGGTCCTTTAAATGGTAGTTGCATGAATTGATCTTTGATGTTTCCACCAGGTGCATCTACATCTCTAAATTCACCAGGTTGTAATGGTTGTGCATCATCTCTAATTCTAATTCCTCTAGTTTTAAAACCAGCAGGTAAGTTAGCTAAAGTTCCTGCATCTAATAATTGTCTTAATGCAGAAGTTGCTGTTCTAGTTAAACCACCAATCATGTGGATTAAACCAAAACCATAAAAACCTGTACCTGGTAAAAATTTATATTGTACAAAGTATTTTATTTTTTCTTTAGTTGGATCATCTGGTGTGTAATTTCTTCTAATAGATAAAATTTCATTAGTAGATTCTAAAATAGTTACAATGTAAGGAAGTTTAATTCCAGTCGGCTCACCATCTTGACCCATGTCTTCAAAACCTTCTAAATCTAAATCAACATGCATTTCTAAAATTACAAATTGATCTTGTTGATTTCCATCTTTAGAAATTCCTTCTAATCTTCTCTCTGCATCTTTAACTTGATTTTCTACAACAGGTGGTTGACCTAATTCTATATCTTTATAAAAACCAGAAACTTGTTGTTTTCTAATTTCATTTTCTGACATTCTTAAAACATGAACGATTGCTTCTGCGTCTTCTAACGAGTTTGCAGAATAAGGAACAATTAAATCATCTGCTTGCACAAATTTAGAAACAGCTCTACCTAAAAGGTCGTCATAATAAACTTTCTTAAAGGTAGAACCGGACAGGGGCAAATAGAAAAGCATTTGATCAAATTCAGGTTCATACTCTGGCATTTGATCCATGATTTGATAATTCATAAAATCTTTTACTCTGTGAGCTTGGTCTTGTTTTTGATTTGTAACATCACCTAAAATTTGTGCACGTACTGGACCATCAGCTGGTAATAATTCTTTGTAAGCTTGCGCTTGAAATTGTGTAACCGCTTCAGCAAGTACAGGGTGATTAACCCCTGATGCACCTCTGAAAGGTTCTGTTCGTCTTTCGTATTTAAATCCTAAAAGATTTAAACCTTCTCTATAAGTGTCTTCCCAGTCACCTCTAGATTCTTTGTATTCTGTATATTTGTCAAAAAGATTTGTACCAAGTTCTGCTAGGTACTGTTCGTCCATCACTTCTGCTAAGTTTGAAAAATGTTGATCAGTTTGTAATGGTCCTGGAGCGTTAGGATCAAAATTTACTTCTGCTCCACCTTCTTCATCCATAGTAACATTGACATCTTCAGTAGTTTTTACTTCTTCATTGTTTGGAAGAAGAACTTCTTTTTCTTGAAAAATTTCGTCTTTAACTATTTCGTTGGGTAATGCGTCTTCTATTTTTGCCATATCTCTTTCCTGTTAATTAAATCACACCTTCATAATCTGAATTTGTAACTATATCTAATATTCCTACATTTGGCAATCTCTTATTTCTCAAGTTTTTTCTTTCTTCCTCTTCTTTAGCTCTTTCTTTAGCAACACGCTCTTTAACCATTTCAGTATCAACAGCTTCTACTCCTTTTAAAGGTGGAGTATAAAAATCAGTATCCATCATAGAAAAATCTTCGGCAATCTGTTCATTCTTAATCGCTTGTCTTTCTACTGGAGTCATTTTTAATAAGTCTTGAGCTTCTGCAACTCTTCCTTCTAAAAAGAAAGGATAAGCCAACATCTCAGCTGCTGTTTTACCTTCACTATGCATGTTTTTCATTTCCCACGCGGTTAAAGGAACTCCCACTACAGCTGCAGTTTTTCCGAGAAACTTAACTGCATTCTTAACTACACCGGCAGCTTGTGCTAGTTTACCTGATCCTAATTGCATATTACTATAATCAACTTTACCAAGATCTTTTAAAGCAGTCATGGCTTTATTAGTAATAGTTGATAAAGACATATTACTATTTTTAGAAATCATAGTTAAAATTTCATCCATAGGAATTCCTGAATTTAATCTGTTAACTATAAAGCCGGGTCGCACTTTTAAAGTGCTTTCTAATTTTTGAACTTTTTTAAAATCATCTAAAATTTGATTAGATACTTTTCTTGCTTGTTTTTTATTCATCTCAATATTTTTCATTGAGGATTCTCTTTGAAAATCTAACAAAGCTTTATTAGTTCCTTCATCAAATAATTTAGCTGCTTCTATTCTATTAATTCTAGTTAAGTTGTTTTTAGCCGTTATAGCTTCTGCGGTTTTAGGAGAATATTTATCAATGTCAGTTATCTTAATTTTTTTACCTTCTTGTTTTTCAAGAGCATTTTTATAAACATATTTTGCTCTCATAACCTGAGGATTATTTCCTCCATATGCTGTACCAAAAGTAGTTACGTCTTTTGCTGTCATACCAGGTTTCATAAAACCACCTGGATCCGCTAGACCGGCACTACTTGTTTTACCAAAAACAAAACCAGTACCATCAATTTGTTTTACAGTAAAAGTTTTAAAACCTTTAGTTAGTGAAGAATATTTCATTCCTTTCTGGTTTAATCTTTCTACTTCAGCCGCGTCTCCAGCCAGTATTGCAGCATCTCTTTTTTTAGTAATGTTGTTTAAAACATTATCGTAGTTTTCTAAAACTTGATTTATTTTTGTGGGTGTGTATCTTTTAGTTTCAGGAGTTACATCTTCTGCATAAATAGAACCTGTGTGACCTCCAACTGTTTTTATATCTCCTTTAGTAGCTTGTTCAAAAGGATAAGAACTTCTTTTTTTAAGAGCTTCATTTCTTTTTTTATCTGTAGCTATTTGTTCTTTTGTTTTTTTCTTTTTAAATCTATCTCTTTCTTCTAAAGTTACTTCTCCTACTTTTTCTTTTACTGTTGGTGTTTTTCTTAATTCTTTTACTTTTTTAATTCCATCGGCTGGGCTTTTTACTGCTACTTTAAGATCTTTATTATCTCTTTGAACAGTTACATAATAAGTTTTTTTACCTGTCTTAGAAGTGTGTTCATAAACTCCGCTATACTTTGAATTATCTGTTCCTAAATGTTTATTAGTTACTTTGTCTTGAACTTTTAATTCTTTCCAATCTCTTTTTTTAACTCCTGTAAACTGAGGATTCTCTTCCATAATTTGAGCAACTCTTTGCATAGGAATTCCAACAAGTCTACTTCCTTTCCCCATTCTTACCGAAGGTATTTTTGCTTTTTTAACTAACTCTTGTAAATTTTCTGCTTTTAAAGTTAGAGGATTCTGTTTAGCTAACCATTTTTTAAAAGCTTTAATACTGGGTACATCTTTTTGATTTTTTCCTTTCCCCATTCCTTTAAGTTCTGCTTTATTAACTTTGTTTCTTTGATCGGGTCTCATTGCTAAATATTGATCTAAAGTTTTTCCTGAAGCAGCTAAATAATTTTTAAGATTAGTAAGTTTAGTTTTATCCCAACCAATCATTGTTATAGTTCTTTTAGGTTGTTTTTTTACTAACTCTTTATATAATTTTTCTAATTCGGGATCTCCACCTTTATACATCGCAACTCTACCACCCTTATCATAACCCTGTCTCATCGCTTCACGCACCGCTTCACCAAAGTCGTAGCCGTCATCCATAAGCTCTTCTACTTTTGCACGGAACGCTGCAGTTTCAGAACCGTTAGTCGATCCGCCGTCCGCGAATGATCCAGTTCGTTTATATCTTAAGTATTCTTCAAACGTCATTTGATCAGCATAATTTTCCATCCAATCTAGCTTATCTTTACCGTAGTACTCTTCTGCTAGACCGCCGTCCGCGAATGTTTTTTTATATCCTAAAAAAAACTCAGGCTTTTGATTGTCAATGTCATATTTAACATGACCGCCAAAACCTTCTCCACCTTGATTAATACCTATTCCAACTTTTCTATTAATATTGCTCGGTGCGTCTTCTAAAAAAATTTGATCGTCTTTGTATTCTATGTTGTCTCTAAATTTATTGTATGTTCCATC